CACCTTCAAAAACCTTGCGCGAGAAATACCCCCTTTTAGACCGCCCTATTGGTGATACGGTAGTGGAAAGCACAACTACGGGCTCACGAAATGCTCTAGGGTATTATAAACCCCGTTTGAACGTTATGGGTATCCGCGACCCAGGGACAGAAAAATTCCGAAGCACTGCGCTACACGAACTTCAGCACGCTATCCAGAGTAGAGAAGGGTTTGAACAGGGGGGAAGCCCCTCCGAATTTGGGCGTTACTTTGGTAAGGTGTTTAAGAATCCGAAAACCGGGAAACGTCTCACCGCCTATGAACTATACCACGCCCTGGTAGGTGAGTCAGAGGCTCGTCTGACCCAGGCCCGCCGGAACATGGAACCGGAGGGTCGGCGAGCACTACCGCCTTATGAAATGATAGACGAGGCGGGAATGTTCACAAGAGAAGAGCTTGGTGTGGAACGCAGTGCAGGCGGTTTCGTGGACAAACCTTTGTATGACAACCCTAGAGGGGGCTATATATAGTAATGGGCGCTTCACAGAAACATTATCGCAAGGACGGTACGCCGCACCCGGGCGCGTATCACAAGATGTCTGACGGCAAACTACATTCCGGGAAGACGCACACTGCGAGCAGCAAGCGTTTGTATCATTATGGCGACCTTCCTTCTGCCGCCGCTAAGAAAAAAGCCCGGAAAAGGACCTAGAATGGCGGACGATGACAAGAGGCCGGACGTAACTGATTCAACGGTGACACAGTTTCTCCGTATTACATCTAACAACTATGACATCACTGGCCGTGGTTCGTTTAACGAGAGTGGAGCATCTGTAGGAGTTGGTGCAAGCCCGGATAGAAATAGTTATTTACCAGAGGTATCCGCTTTCGCCGCCGTCAACGAGGCCGGTGACAAGGCCGGTGACCTTTCGATGGCCGTGAGAAACATTTTAAGGTACTCCAAACGTCTTGAAGAAGGCCCGGAAGGTCGTAGAACAACAGACACCTTTGAGGGCGGCGCGGGTCCTGTGCAAGCTTTCTACTCCCAATCTCAACAGCCTGATCAGGACTTACAAACCAAGGCCTTTGGAGGGTCCCTTGAGGCCGGTCTAATGAGATTTTATGCGCAGCGGGAATTGTCTAAGCAAGACGTTATACCCTCCGGAGAGGCTCAGTCTTTTACCAACCCCTATGTAGAGCGTAGAACAGATACAATTGGTGCCGGGGGCTCCTTCCCATTGGGCCCGGGTACGGTAAGAGGTGACATAAACCGACAGTACCAAACAAACCGGGGTCCCCAGCACATTAGCCAGGACTCACGGCCCACGTCCCAATCACCTAATGTAACAACATACAGGGCAGGATATGGCGTAGACTCTGGTGGCCTGGAGGGTTTACTCAGGGATGTTCAGGGCGAAGGCCAGGACAAGTCTTTGGAGGCGTATTATAACAAAGACGACCCCTTCGGGTTTGGTGGAAGATTTGAGGCGCAGGGCTCTGTTAATAAAGACTCCGATCAACCACTCGGCTGGAATGTTGGTGCAAGATACACGCGAAGTTTCTGAAGCAGGTAAAACAAGTATTTTACACTTTCCCTAAATGCGAGTACTGTAGCAAACGTGTAAACACGAAAAAGGAATTGAAGCAATGCCTAATGTAATGGGTCGAGAATTTCCGTACACGCCGGAAGGCATGGCAGCGGCGGAGCAGTACAAGCAATCTGTGGGTATGCGCGACGGCGGCTCTATGGGTTTCCGACCTGTTGGCTACGCTAACGGAAGTCCTGGTGTGGCCGTCGGCGACGAAGACATGAAGATGGCTGCCATCCAGGAAATTATGCAAATCACAGGTATGACCGATCCAGGACCTCTTTTAGAGATGTCTATGGCGGAGCTTGAGAATGCTCTTTCGGGTCTTATAAATGCTGAACAGCCACAGAAAATGATGCAACCGGATCAAGGCATGATGGCTCTTCCACCGCCACAAATGATGGGTCCCCCACCGGATATGGCCCCCCCTCCAGATATGATGGAGCCACAATACGACTCGACAATGGGTCCCGGCGCGGGTGTCAGTGCTGGTATTGTTCCTCAACCCAGTCCTGCGGACATACGCCCCCGGAGCGTACAAGGTTACAGAAACGGTGGCCTTGCATCTTTAAGGCGCTACTAGATGGCCCGGAATCCTCTTCCTCGCAGCAATTTTGGCACGGCCTCTCTTGTAGAGCGCCGTGATGGCATTCCCCCTGTGGAGTTAGACGAAGGGCCGGGTGCGGAGGTATCCTTGGATGACGAGGCATTTCCAGATACTCCGGGGTTGAATATAGAGTTAGAGGATGACGGTTCTGTTGTAGTAGACTTCGACCCGTTTGTGGGTAGAACTAGCGAGGGGGATTTCTACGACAACCTTGCAGAAGAGGTGGAGGACCGCGTGTCTTCCCGCATATCCTCCGACTTACTGGAACAGTACGAGGCCAACAAAGATGGCCGCAAGGACTGGGCCGACACATACCGCACGGGCTTAGAGCTTCTAGGATTTAAGTATGAGGAGCGTTCGGAGCCTTTTCGTGGTGCCACGGGCGTAACGCACCCCCTTTTGGCGGAAGCTGTAACGCAGTTCCAGGCACAAGCTTTCGGGGAATTATTGCCCGCTGGTGGACCTGTAAACACGCAAATACTTGGTAAAATCGACCCCAAGGTGGAGGCGCAGGCCGAGCGCGTCCGCACGTACATGAATTACCAGATTACGTCTGTAATGAAGGAGTATACTCCTGAGTTCGATCAGATGTTGTTCTACTTACCGCTTGCAGGCTCAACCTTTAAGAAGGTCTATTACGACGAGTTTCTAGGACGCGCCGTTAGTAAATTTGTGCCAGCAGAGCAGCTTGTGGTTCCTTATACGGCCACCGATCTTGAGACTGCCGAGAACGTAACGCATGTAATACAGATATCGGAGAACGAACTCCGCAAGAAACAGGTCGCGGGTTTCTACGTTGACGTTGATGTTGAAGCATCTCAGTCTGATCCTTCCGGTCTTAGGGAAGAGATGGACGAGATTTCTGGCATTGAGCCCAGTCGTCTGGACAGTGAGGTTACCCTTCTGGAATGCCATGTGGACTTGGACCTTGAAGGGTTTGAGGACATGGGAGAGGACGGCGAGCCTACGGGCATTAAACTTCCGTATGTTGTCACGGTGTCCGAGGACGACGGGACGGTTCTAAGCATCCGACGGAACTATAAGCCGGACGACGAGAACCGGAAGAAGAACCAGTACTTCGTTCACTTCAAGTTCCTACCTGGGTTTGGGTTCTATGGCCTTGGCTTAATCCACATGATTGGCGGACTGAGCCGCACGGCCACCGCAGCACTTCGACAGCTTATCGACGCAGGCACCTTGTCCAATCTTCCGGCAGGCTTCAAGACACGCGGACTTCGTATTCGTAATGACGACGAGCCCTTGTCTCCTGGCGAGTTCCGGGATGTAGATTCTCCCGGTGGTGCTATCCGGGACTCCTTGATGTTGCTGCCATACAAAGGCGCGGATCAGACCTTATTTCAGTTGATGGGGTTCTGTGTAGAGGCAGGGCAACGCTTTGCGGCGGTATCTAATTTGCAGGTAGGTGACGGCAATCAGCAAGCGGCGGTTGGCACCACGATTGCGATGTTGGAACAGGGCGCGAAGGTAATGTCGGCGATCCATAAGCGGCTGCACCACGCCCAGAAGGACGAGTTTGCACTGCTCGCCAAGGTTTTTGGGGAATCCTTACCCGAGGAGTATCCCTACAACGTTGTTGGAGCGGAGCGAACGGTAAAGGCGGAGGACTTTGATGAGCGTGTCGATGTTGTACCGGTATCTGATCCGAACATCTTCTCCATGTCCCAGAGAGTCACTTTGGCGCAGACCGAGCTACAGTTGGCGCAGTCGGCTCCGGAGCTTCATAACATGTACGAAGCGTTTCGTCGCATGTACAAAGCGATTGGCGTCAAGGATGTGGACTCGATCCTGAAGGTTGTCGATCAGGAAGAAGAGTCTCCCAAGGATCCGGCAGTTGAAAACTCGGAGGCCTTTGAGAACGTGACCTTGAAGGTGTTCCAGGGTCAGAACCATCAGGCTCACATAACAGCGCACCTTATTTTTGGGGCTTCTCCCATGGTGGGTCAGCTTCCCTCGGTGGCTATGTCTTTGCAAAAGCATATCATGGAGCATGTATCCATTCAGGCTAAAGAACAGGTGGCCTCTCAAATGATACAACAGCTTCAAGGTCAGGCACCCACAGAGGAACAGTCCCTGGAGATTGAGTCCATGGTGGCGGAAGCTATCGCACAGGGCCTTCAAGAAGTTAAAGCCAAGAGCGCCGAGATAAGCGGTGGCGGAGACCAGCCAGACCCCTTGATTGCGTTGAAAGAGCAAGACTTAGAGCTTAGGGCCAAGCAAGACGCTGCGGAAAATCAGATGGACCAGCAAAGATTAGCTTTGGACCAGCAGAAGGCACAGCAGAACGCGCAGCTTGGGCAGCAAAGGATACAGTCTCAAGAAGAAATTGTATCTGCCCGCATACAAGCCGCCAAGGAACGTGAAATTCTTAAACAAGGTAATCGGTAGGAGATGAGCATGGCTAACAACAAGTCTGTTGGAGTTACTCGAAAGGGCATTGTGGTTAAGGATCAAGGGTATGTTCCTTATAACGATGGAAAAGTAGAGAAGACCCCAAACGTGTCTAAAGCCACGACAGTTTCCGGTAAAAACCGGGGGATGGGCGATGCCCTTCGCGGTGGAACGTTTAAAATCTGTTAAGAACCGATAGTTAGGGCATGTAGATGCCGAAACTAAGTGAAAACTCGGAAATTGCATTACCTATACGAAACATAGTCAGCATAATTGCTGCGGCGGTTGTTGCAGCGTGGGCTTACTTTGGAATTGTGGAAAGGCTCAACCGGCTTGAGAGTTTGACCCAGATGCATGGCGCAAGCATCCAGTCTAACACGAACTGGGTTAACGGATTTAAACCGCCCGAGGCGGTCCAGGATAGCGTAAAGCGTGTCCGCGCTATGGAGTTAAAGGTGAAGGAGCTTGAGATAGTTGTTAGGCATCTCGGAGGCAAGTAATGATCGAACTTTTCAACGCTGCTTGGCCGGTGCTTTTGGCTATTGTGGGGCTGATTATTGTGTTGGCAAAGATGCACGGCGATATAGAAGTGCTGAAAGATAAAATCCGGACTTTGTTTGATTTAATTAATAGTGGGAAAAAATGACCCAGAAGAAACTGCAACCCGGTAGCCAATACCAAGCCCTCGATTTAGATGGAGATGGGGTTGTAAGCGATTCCGAACTGGCGGCGGTGGACGCCTTGTCGCAGCACGAAAAGGCCGACGCCCAGCGTCAGATGGCTTGGGTAGCGATGGGATCAATGCTGTTCTTTACCCTCGCGGTCTTTCTACCTGTCTTCCCGGATGCCCGAATAAAGGCGTTATCTGACCTTTTTGGCCTGTTTTACATTGGTCAGGCCGGAGTTGTCGGGGCATACATGGGCATGACAGCCTACATGAGTCGTAAATAAAGGAGTTATTATGATTGTACTTGATTGGGTTATTGGAAGATTTACAGAGGCCTCAACTTACGCGGCAATTTCCGCTGCCGGTGTTGGCGTTGGCGTACTAACCGGAATTGATGTCGTAACTATCGCTGCTGTAGCCGTCGCCGTTCTCGGCCTAGTGTTGAGAGAAAAAGAACTGATCTTGTGATCCGTCTTTATGTCCTCATAGTGGTAGTGGGCCTTGTTGGCGGTGCCGTCGCTGGGGCGTATTACTATTATACAGATAGTCAGGCGCGTATTCAGGCTTTAATTGAAAACACGGCCAAGCTTGAGATAGCAAAACAGATCCAAGACGACACAATTAGCACGTTGGTTGAGGATCAAAAGAAGTTTGCCAAGTTAAATGCAGACCTGCGGGCAAACCTGGATAAGGCCAACGAGTACAAGGATGTCCTTATAAGTAAGTTACGCAAACACAATTTGTCTAAATTAAGTCTAAAGAAGCCACTTTTGGTGGAGAAGAAGATTAATGCTGGAACGGCTAAACTGTTTAGGTCTTTGGAAATTCTGTCTGGTGCTGCCGCTCCTTCTAAGTAGCGCGTGCAGTAGCTTTAAGGATATATTGCCAGTTGAGGTCAAGACCGTTGAGATTGAGCGGAATATACCTGTACAGAAGCACCCTCGACCGGTGACCTTGAACAACATTCATTTTTATGTGGTGACCCAGAACAATTACGTGTCTTTTAAGCAACGTTTTGAAAAGGAAAACGGCGTTTTGGTGTTCTACGCCTTGAGCGTCCGGGATTACGAAACACTGTCTTTGAATATGACCGAAATAAGGCGCTTTCTGGACCAGCAGAAACAAATAATAGTCTACTATGAAAGGGCTGTAACAAATGAACGAGCGGATTAAGTTGTTGCGGGAGGCCTTGCAGGACATCGTGGATGTTGCCAACATCTCGGACGGTTCGGGATGGTATGCAGAGGTTGCCCGCAAGGCGCTCGAAGAAGATGGGGCCAAAGATGAGTAGTAAGAAGGAAAAATCTATTCCGCGCACTACTAAAGGTCCAAAAGCGAACTACCGAAAGACCAAGGATGGCGCTGGAATGAGTAGGGATGGCGTTACCGCTTATCGTAAGGCCAACCCCACATCAAAGCTGAAAACGGCTGTTACGGGCAAGGTGAAAAAGGGTAGTGCGGCGGCAAAAAGGCGTAAGTCTTATTGCGCTAGGTCTGCCGGTCAAATGAAGAAGTTTCCAAAAGCGGCAAAAAATCCAAAAAGTCGATTGAGACAAGCTCGTAAAAGATGGAGGTGTTGATGAAGAAAAAAGGTTTGTGGGCTAATATAGAAGCGAAGAGAGATAGAATTGCTTCTGGAAGTCCTGAGAAGATGCGTTCCCCGGGTTCTAAAGGGGCCCCCACGGATAAGGCTCTTAAACAGTCGGCTCGCCCCGCCAAGATGAAGGATGGTGGAATGGCTACCAAGGGCTGTGGGGCCATGATGTCCGGCAAACGTAAAAACTTCACGGTTGCTTAAATGGACGGAGTATACCTTGCAGAGCACCTACTGAAGTCCATCCGGGAGCGTCGGGACCGTATCATTGAAATGATGGCGGCGGGCCATGTGGCGAGCCAGGAAGAGTACAAACAACTTGTTGGCAATGTGGAGTCATTAGACTATATAGGACAGGAGTTGAGAGAAATCTTAGAAAAGGCGGATTAATGTCTAAAAAACCTGATAAGTCTGATAATTTGGTCTCCATAAACCCGGCATATGTTTCTCCGGAAGAGAAAGTGTTAGATCCCAGTAAACTGGATCCGGACACTCTTGGCCGACTACCCTCACCCACAGGGTGGCGTCTTTTAATTCTCCCTTACCGGGGGCAGGGAAAGACGGGAGGTGGAATTCTTCTTCCCGACGCTATTGTGGATCGTGAATCTGTAGCCACCGTCTGCGGGTACGTTCTTAAATCCGGTCCCTTAGCCTATAAAGACGAGAAAAAGTTTCCTAGTGGCCCGTGGTGCAAGGAAAAGGATTGGATTATCTTCGGGCGGTATGCCGGAGCCCGTTTCAAGATAGACGGCGGCGAAGTTCGTATTCTAAATGACGATGAGGTCATTGCGGTTATACAGGATCCCGAAGACATCCTGCACTTTTAACATGGGGAAGACCATGCCAGAAGACTTAGTTGTAGACCTACCCGATACAGGGGATTCTGTTGAAGTAGAGATAGAGCCCTTGGAAGCTGCTCCCGGCGAAGAAGTCACGGAGGCTCCTGAAGAAGAGCATCTGGAGTACAGCAAGAAGGTTAAGCGCCGTATCGACAAGCTTACTAAAAAAGCTCGCGAGATGGAGAGACAGCAGACAGCAGCCGTTGACTATGCAAGGGGTATGCAGGCTGAGAACAACGAGCTTAAATCTCGCGTTCGGGACCTGGATAAAGGGTACGTTGCCGAATACGGAGACAGGGTTGCCACACAATCGGAATCGTTGACCCGGGACCTTGAGACTGCGATTGCTACAAATGACACGTCTACTCAGGTTGAATTGAATAAGAAGCTCGCTCAGTTAGCCATTGAGGAAGAACGTGTTAAAAATGCTCAGCAGCAGCAAAAACAGGCTGCTCAGCAGCAACAGTATCAGGATCAGCAATATCAGCAGCAACAACAGCAGTATCAACAGGCTCCGCAAAACGGTGTTCCCTCTCGGGCTGACCCTAAAGCAACTACTTGGGCCGAAAAGAATTCGTGGTTCGGCGAAAACGATGCCATGACGTTTGCGGCGTTCGGGATACACAAGACTCTGATCGAAGAAGAACACTTTGACACGGAGAGCCCGGAGTATTACGATGAGATAGACAAACGAATTAGAGAAGCCTTTCCCCACAAGTTTAGGGGTTCGCAATCCTCTACAGAATCCCGGCGTCCACAACAGAACGTCGCCTCTGCAACTCGCTCCGGATCATCTGGGCGCAAAACAGTACGGTTATCTCCAAGTGAAGTTACAATAGCGAACAAGCTTGGCGTTCCTCTGGATCAGTACGCAAAATATAAACGCTAGGAAAGATTATGACACAAGAAGACATTGATCGAACCCCTCGCGCCTCTAAGACTCGGACGGCGAAACCCCGAAGACAGCCTTGGAGACCCCCATCCGTATTGGATGCACCCGACCCGCCAGAAGGCTATGTACACAGGTGGATTAGAGCCGAGATTAGGGGCTTTGACGACCGGAAGAATATTTCTGCCCGAATAAGAGAAGGGTGGGAACTGGTCCGAAAAGAGGAATACCCTGATTTTGAGGCCCCCACCGTCGATAGTGGACATTATGAAGGCATCTTTGGTGTGGGAGGCTTGCTGTTGGCTCGAATTCCTCTTGAAATCGTTGCCGAGCGCAAATCATACTTTAATCAGATGAGTTCTGATGCAATGACTGCGGTTGACAATGATCTTATGAAAGAGACACAGCATCATTCGATGGCGATTCAGAAGCCTGAACGACAATCGCGAGTTACATTTGGAGGCCCTAAACGCAGTGACGGATAGGGCTTATTGTTTTCACCCCTTTTGCTTTGAGGAGCATTAGAAATGGCTAACACTAACGGAAGCTTTGGCCTCCGTCCGCTTAATAAACTAGGCGGCGGAGCCAATTCCACGGGGCTTACTGGGTATACTCAGTATGAAATTGCTTCAGATAACACGGGCAAACTCTACCACGGGCAGATCGTTGTACCCCTCGCTTCGGGATATATCGACCATACATCTAATGCCGCTGGTGGAACTGTTAGTGCTCTGGGCGTATTTCAAGGTTGTGAGTATGTTTCAAGCACCACCGGTAAACCCACCTGGAGTAACTACTGGCCCGGGTCCGGAGCGGATAGCAATCATCCGGTCAAGGCCTTTGTCAACGACGATCCAAGTCAGTTGTATGTAATTGCAACGGACGCTACGTGGACAAGCAAGGCAACGGCACGCGCAAGTGTGTTTTTGAATGCAAGTACTTCCACGGGAATTACGGGCACGGATACTTCGGGCCTCTCCTTGGCTCGTTTGGCTATTAGTACCCTGGCGACAACCAACAGCTTGACGCTTCGAGTCATGGGTTGGGTTGAGGATCCTCTCAATGAGGATTTTGCAGCCGCTGGAATTGGCGCAATTGTCCGGTTGAACAACAGCTTTAATGCACCTACGGGTTCCATTTCTGCTGGTTCTGTTTCAACCACTGGCGTGTAGGAGGATTGAAAAATGGCTATTAGTAGAGCCCAACTCGTAAAGGAGTTGGAACCCGGCCTGAACGCATTGTTTGGAATGGAATACGACCAGTATGACCGAGAGCATGAAGAAATCTTTTCCATGGAAAGCTCAGACCGAGCTTTTGAAGAAGAGGTTATGCTGTCCGGTTTTGGTGGCGCTCCCACTAAATCGGAAGGAAGTGCAGTCTCTTTTGATGACGCGCAAGAAGCTTATACAGCGCGCTATACGATGGAAACGATTGCCCTGGCCTTTTCGATTACGGAAGAGGCTGTCGAGGATAACCTGTATGACCGGCTCGCTGGTCGTTACACAAAGGCCCTCGCACGTAGCATGAGCCAGACGAAGCAGGTTAAGGCCGCAGCGGTTCTTAACAACGCTTTTGACAGCACGTATACGGGCGGTGATGGGATTGAGCTTTGTGCTACGGACCATCCGTTGGTTACGGGAAACACTTTCCGTAACGAACTCGCCACGGCGTCTGATCTTAACGAGACAAGCCTTGAGCAGGCTCTGATTGACATTGCTAGCTTTGTCGATGAGCGCGGTCTCAAGGTTGCTGTTCGCGGTATGAAATTGATTGTTCCTAAAGAACTTCAATTCACTGCGGATCGTCTCCTTGAGTCTACTCTTCGTCCGGGTACTGCGGATAACGACATTAATGCCATTCGGAACATGGGTATGCTTCCGGAAGGTTATGCCGTTAACCACTTTATCAACGATACGGATGCGTTTTTCATTATGACGGATGCGCCCAACGGTCTGAAAGGTTTCAACCGGTCGGCAGTTCGTACTTCCATGGAAGGCGATTTTGACACAGGCAACGTGCGGTACAAGGCCCGCGAACGCTATGCGTTCGGTTGGTCGGACCCTCGCGGCATCTTCGGTTCACCCGGAGCGGCGTAAGAAAAAGGGGGAGGGGAGACTCTCCCCCACTTTCTGGGAATTTAACAACCCTAGCGACTGTCCCAGCAGACGTTTACGAAGACTCTAGGGTATATCTCTCGTAAGGAGAAATCAGATGGCTAACACGACTTTTAACGGTCCCGTTCGTTCGGAAAACGGATTCGAGCAGATCTCTGTTGCTTCGGGTACAGGCACAGTCACCACGAACCTTGACATAGACGGCAGCGGCAACCTAGCCACCAGTGGTTATGTTACTGCCAAGCGCTCTATTAACACAGATTTCAACGCCGCTGGAGCATTAACACAGAAATTGACGGTGGCTCAATCAGGAACTTTGTTTTTGATTAACGGCGCGGCAGCAAATATTGTTGATTTTCCACCGTTGTCCACAGATAATGTAGGTGTGACGTATGAGTTTCAACTTACTGTGGCTGTCGGCGGAGGCGTAACAACTACATTTGTACTGCCGGGTGCCGGGGTGTCTAATTTTCAAGGCATGTTGACCTTGGTGTCTGGTACGGCGGCTAACCCTGTTAGCGATGTTGCGGGCGATACATTGACTTTGCCAA